CTGGGAAAGTCTTCAAAGATATTGAATTACAAAAAGACATTTATTTAATACCTAGTAATATCAAAAAAGGCGTAAAAATTGAGGGAGTTACTGGAACTTACGAGGGAACTGGATCAACAATAAGTACTGTCACAATGACAATTAATGCTGTTGGTACTAATGTAACAGCTTATTTTAATTATTTGAATAATGGCGATATTGATGTTAACGAGAAAATACTAGCTTTAGGCGAAAGAGAAAGCATTGAAGCTGTTAAAGGAACTTTGGTATTTTTTAGTGGAAATACACCTAGTGATATTACGGGTAACGCTCAACTAATAAATAGCGGTGTATATCAAATTATGGGTAATGTGACATTTTTATTTGAATAAAGAGGAGTGAATTTATGAAATTAAATTTAAAAAGAATAACATTAACTGGAACTACAACAAAAGTAGAATTTAACGAAATGTGCGGCAAATGGTTAGTAAAGAATTTTACTGACGCCGATATTTACGTATCTTTTGAAGCTGGATCAGACGGCGAATTAGTCGAAGCAGACGCAGTAAAAATTAAAAGTAATTACGGCCAAATTGTAATTGGTAACGAACAATACGATTATACAAACATTTTTAAAACAAATGCAATTTATATTAAAGGCACTGGCGAAGTTGAAGTGCAACAATTGTGCTTTCGATAGGAGGAAATAGCAATGAATGAAAATATATATTTTCCTTTAAGTGGTGCTGGTGGTGGCGGTAGTGGAAGTGGTGGCAAATATTCTAATCACTTGCAGTATCAATTAACTTTTGCTGGAGCGTGGGATACAAACAAAAAGATTTTTAGATATGATGAGGCTACTACAACATCGGTTAACACAGTACTTGATAAACTAGACGAACTATTAAATAGTAGTAATTATGATTATATTATTAATGTTAAAGCTACTGGTGTTGATGGAGGAAGTATTATTCCAGTTATTAACGTAAAAGCAACGTTTGTACCTAATGCTATAGCTGTTAGAAATCTACAAGTAATATTAGTAAATGGTTCCTTGACTGGCGAGCTTTTAACGATATGTATTGAAAATAATAAACTTGAAACTAATAGTGAACAACTCGAAGGTCTTTTAGAAGTGTTTACATTCATTATTGACATAAACTACTAGAAAAAAAGAGGCGTTGAAAATAAACAATGAAACATTATGAAGATACTAGCCAATTTTATAACAGTGCTGACTGGGCTAACTGCAAAGCACAAGTTACACAAGAGCGGTTAAAAGACGGTGCTTTGTATTGCGAACATTGCGGTAAAATAATATTAAAGAGTTTTAACCCTAACGAAAGAAACAACAGTAAAGCTGTTGTTTATCACCATAAAATATACTTAAACAATTATAATGTAAATGACGCAAGCATAAGCATTAACCCAGCAAATATAGCTATACTTCATTGGCAGTGTCATAATGAAGTACACGGCCGTTTTACTGGTGGGTATGAAAAGCCCGAAAGAAAAGTATATATAATTACTGGTGCAAGCTGCAGCGGCAAAACAACCTTTGTTAAAGAGCGCGTACAAGAGGGCGACATAGTATTAGATATAGACGACATATGGCAAGCTATTAGCGGGCAACAGCGCTATATCAAACCTAATGCTTTAAAACCTATTGTGTTTAATTTAAGAAACACAATAAAGGATCAAATAGCAAAAGGCGCTGGCACTTGGCGCAATGCTTATATTATCGAAAGCCTACCAATTGCAATTGATAGAAAGAATGAGGTAGAGCGATATAAAGCACACAACGTAGAGTTAATAACAATGGAGGCAACAAAAGAAGAATGTTTGCAGCGTTTATATGCAGATCCAAACGGAAGAAACATTAAAGATTATGAAAAATACATAAATGATTATTACGAAAATTATATTTAAAAAAAATTTACCCCCCACCCTAAAAAAATTTTTTTGCACGGGGTAGACTGTAAGAGGGGGAGCTAAGAAGCGCACAAGCCGAATTTTTGAAATTTTGGTTTGAAAACAAAAACAAAAGAAAAAAACAGCGAAAAAATAATTATAAAAATTAAAGTTTATAATTAATGTGTCGCTATGTTAGAAAGGTGGCTTAAAATGACACGTTATGAAGAATTAGAAAGCAAATTACAAGACGTTAAAGAGCCGAAAAAGAGTTTTATACTTTCATTACTTAAAGATTATGTGTGGTTAGAGGAGCAAATAGAGGAGTTAAGAAAATACCCACGTTATTTAATTAACCCTAAAGACCCAAAGCAGCAAAAAAAGCTAGAAGTACATAATATGCTAAAAGATTACCAAGCCCAAAAGAACGATATAGCAACAAAGATCTTAAGAAGTTTAGACGGCGAAATTGACGAAGAAAGCCCACTATTAAAAGCCTTAGCGAGGTTTTCAAAATGAAACCTTACATAGTGCAATACTATGAAGCGATAAAGACGGGTTTTATAGAAATTGACGGCAAACAAGTTAGGTTAGTCGTTGGAAGCAAAATTAAAAAAGTAATTGAAAGATTAATAAGTTATTTTGACGACGAGCGAATACTTTTTGATCCTAAAGAATGTTATAAACGCTTTGAATTTGAAGAAAGTATGTGCTTACAAGGCTATGCGCCGTTTTTCAATAAACCAATAAGCTTAATGTTATGGCAAAAAGCATTTTATGAAGCAATATATAGCTTTTATGATAAACAAACTGGCTTATTACTAATTAATGAGGCTTTGCTAGAGGTTGGCCGTAAAAACGGAAAAAGCACAATGGTTGCAGCTGACGGAAACACTGACTTATTTATAGGCGAGGGCGGTATTAATATATGTTGCTGCTCCAATGACGACCGACAAGCAAAATTAATATGGAGTGAAGTTGCTGGTATGCGTTCAAGATTAGATCCTAAGAACGAAGTAACAAGCCACAATCTTACAGAAATAAGAAATAATGCTAAAAACATAAAAATATTAAGACTTTCAAGCAAAACGCAAAACAAAGACGGTTTTAATTTTAAAAAAACCTATCACGACGAGGCGCACGATTGTAAAAATGACGATATAGCCGAAGCGTGCTTACGTTCAATGAGTACGCACGACGAGCATTTGTATGTAACAGTTTCAACAAATGGCTTTTTAAATGAAATGTATTTCGACAAAAAACTAGAATATGCTAACGCTTGGTTAAATGGCGAAATAGACAATATTCATTACTTGCCTTTTCTTTTCGAGCAAGACGACGAAAGCGAGGTATGGAGCGGCAACCGTGATTTATGGCAAAAAGCAAACCCTAGTTTAATTTATGGCGTTAAAAAGTGGAGTTTTATAGAACAAAACATTATTAAAGCACAAATTGATAAAGAAAGTCGTATGCATTTATTAACTAAAGATTTTAATATTAAAGTTTCAAATTCTAAAGCTTGGTTGACACTTGAAGAATACGATTACGAGCAACAACCATTTACTTTAAAAGATTTTAGAGAATGTGTAGCGCTTGGATCAGTTGACTTATCAGACTGTGGCGACTTAACAGTGGCCGAATTATTGCTAATGCGAAAAGGCAATAGCGTTAAATATGTAGTGCCTCAATTCTTTATACCAGAAAGCAAGCTGGAGGACAAAGACAATGGCGCAAAATATAAAGAGTGGAGCCAAACAATAAACCCAGTCACTGGCGATCCTTATGTAATTGTAATTAAAGGAAACAAAATTAATCAAAAGAATGTTGCTGACTGGTACCAGTCTTTGCGTGATAAATACGCAATAGAAACAATAATGATAGGTTATGACCCGTGGCACAGCGATATATTTTTAATGTGGTGCGACAAAAAAACTGGTTATGGTTTTAATACAATGAAAATTTACCAAAATAGTAAATTGATGTCTTATCCAATGAAAACAGTAGAAAGAGATCTAAACGCAAGACTTATTAATTACTGCAATAACCCCGTAATGAAATATTGTTTTAATAATATGAGTGCAAAAATTGTAGGCGATTTAATAATGCCCGAAAAAATAGACGGGCAATATAGCAGAAAAATAGACGGCGTTGTAGCTTTAATTATTCTTTATGCAACGTTGGAAAAAAACGAAGTTAATTTTAATAACTATTTAAGGGAGTGATAAAGTGGCGAATAAAAACAGCTGGCTTAGCAAACTTTTTAAACCTAAAGTAAAGAAAAAAACTTTTAACGAAGCAATAACAATGGTAGGGTATGAGCCTAGTTTTTCAAGCTTTGGCAAAACTGTATTATACAGCGATATAATTTTATGCGCTGAAAGACTGAAAGCACGCTTTTTTGGAAAATTAGCGCCAAGACACGTGCGAAAAACCGACAGAATAACAACAGTAATTAATGACAGCAGCATTGCAAAAGTATTGTGTAACCCTAATAACTATCAAACTCCTTACGACTTTTTAACACAAGCGTGGTTTATGCGAGCAAAAGATAACAACTGCTATATATTTGCTGATTATTATAACACCGTTGGAGGTAGCAAAGTATTTACTGGCTTATACATACTTTTACCAAGTGAAAAACCGCAAGTAAAAGACGACGAAAACGGCAACTTGTATTATTCATTTAGATTTGACGGTTATAGTGACGAAGTTGTCTTTAATTTTGACGAAATAATTTGCTGGAAACAAAACTATGAAGATAATCAGTACATTGGCGGTGGCAAGTTTTCAAGCAATGCCAATGCTGATTTATTAAGTAGTTTAGAAGCATACCACACTAGCAAAGAAGCTGTAGCAGAAGCGGCTAAAATTGGTTGTTACATAGACGGAATAATTAAAGTTAATTCTTATGCTGCTGACACAGAAAAAACGCAAACTATAAGAAACAAATTTATTGAAGATTTGAGAAGCAATAAAAGCGGTATTGGAGTATTAGACAATGGCGCCGATTATACAGCAATACAACGTCAATTAAAAATGGTTGATAGTGCAACGCTGAAAGAAATTAAAGAAAATATTTTAATTCATACTGGCGTAACTATTGAAATGTTAGAGGGGAAATTTACGACGCAAGACAAAGAGGCCTTGTATGAAAACTGGATCGAACCAGCAGCAATTAGTTTAGGCCAAGCAATGAGTAAAGTATTATTTAGCGATTGGCAAATAACACACGGCGACGATATTATTTTATACCCTAACAAAGTTCAGCTAATGGCTACAAGTGAAATAATTAGTATTATACAAAGCACCGTTAACGCTGGAATATTTAAGATTGACGAATTTAGAGATATGTTAGGCTATGCGCCTTTAGAAAATGGCGAGGGCCAACAAAGGCCTAGAGGCTTTAACAATTTAGACGGATCAGACACTGACACTGGAGGAGGTGCGGACGAATGAAAGACAAGAAGCAAAAAGAAATAAGATTAAATAACGTCGAAAATTTGCAAATAAGAAACGACGAGCAAGAAGAAAACAAAATGGTAATAGAGGGTTACCCTATTGTTTTTGATAAAGAAACCTATATTGACTGCTTTTTTGGTGGCTGGTATGAAAAAATAGACCGTAACGCTTTTGCAAACGCTGATATGAGCGACGTTTGTTTAAAATATAACCATAATGACGACTTCTTTATTATGGCTAGAACAAGAAATAATAGTTTACAGCTTACCATAGACGATCACGGAGTATTTATGCACGCTGAATTAATAAACACGACGCAAAATAGAGACGTTTACGAAATGGTAAAAAGTGAACTTTTAAAAGAGGGTAGCTTTGCATTTACCGTTGAAGAATGGACGGAAAATATAGACGCTAACGAGGACTTACATAGAACAATTAATAAAATTGGTAAGTTATTTGATGTGGCAATTTGCCCTAATGGGGCTTATGGCGATATGACCGAAATATACGCACGTTCTTATGATTTGTTGGAGAACAATCATAAAAAGCTGGAGAGCTTAAAGCGTTGCAAATTATTAAAGTTAAGAAACAAAAATAAAATTAAATTACTGGAGGCTAAAAAATGAAAGAGTTTTTAGAAAAACAACTTCAAAAGCGTAATGCTGAATTAGAAGCATTAAAAAAACGTGTTGAAGCTTTAGAAAAAATCAACGAAGAAAGCGAAGACGAAGCAGAATTAAAAGCGGCTGGCGAAGAGCTAGACGAATTAAAAAATAAAAAGGCTGAACTTGAAGCTGAGTTAGAAGAAATTAACGCAAAAATTGCGGAGTTAGACAAACCAGCTGACGAAGAGCCAAAGAGATCAAAATTAAATTTTATGAAAAAAGAAGAGAGAGGTAATAAAACAATGACTTTAGAAGAAAGACAAGAAAGAGCAGCAAATTTTGCAAAGACAGAAAAAATGGCGGTAGCAGTTGCCGAAACAAGATCAACATTAGTAAGTGGTGGTAAAGTATTATCTACTACTGGAATTGACGGAATTGCTGACACTTTCAACGAAGTATCAAGCATTGTTGATTTAGTAAAAGTTGAAAATTGTGAGGGAATGGGAAGCAATAAAGTTGCTTATCAAAAAACAAATGCTACTGCTTCTACTCAAACTGAAGGTAGCGCAACAACACCAAGCGATCCAACTTTTGATTTTGTAGAAATTACTGGAACTGATAAACAAGTTTTATCTTACATCAGTGAAAAAGCAAGAAAGCAAAAGCCTTTAGATTATGAAGCAAAAGTACGCACAAGCGCAATGACTGGTTTAAGAGCAGCAGCAGCAACTATCGTTACTAACGCAATTAAAGGATCAACATTATTAGAAAAAGTTGCTGGAACTATTGCTACTCAAAAAGGCGTAATTAACGAAAAAACTTTACGTAATTTAGTATTAAGCTATGGTGGAGCAGAAAACGTAGAGGGGCAAGCGTGGTTATTCCTTAACAAAAACGACCTTATCGCATTCGGCGACGTTAGAGGATCAAACGAAAAGAAAGCAGTTTATGAAATTATTCCTAGTGCTACTAACCCTAACGTTGGACAAATTAAAGACGGTGGCTTAACTGTTAATTACTGTATTAACTCAAATTGCGCACAATTCAACGGAACAACTCAACCAGCTGCAAGTGGCGCCGATTTGGTAACAATGTTTTATGGTAACCCTTTAAATTGCGAACTTGACTTATTTAGCGAATATGAAGTAAAAGTTAGCGAAGATTACAAGTTCGCTGAGGGCTTATTAACTGTTCGTGGTACTGTTAGCGCTGGTGCTGGCGTTATTCACGACAAAGGCTTTATTGCTTTAGTATTACCTAAAGCTGCAGCTTAATAATTAATTTAAATAGCGCCCCGTGTTCTTTCCTCCTTTCAACATTGGGGCGCTTACCTATAGGAGGTAAAAATGGCAACTCAAAATGAAATAATTAAAAATATGACAAATTTAGGCGATAGCGGACAAGACGACTTTGTAGAAAATTGGACGGAATATGCAAAGCAAATGCTTTATGAAATGGGCGTTAGCAATAATTATATTAATAGCAATAATGCTAGCTATATTTTAGCGAAAATAGTTACTGATTTAGTGGACGACGGCGGCCTATCAAATACAACTCAAGCAATGATAGCAACATTAAGAGTTAATCATTCACATAGCGAGGACGACAATGTATAAACCAGCCAAAATAAGAGAGTTTGTTACAGCTGCTTTACATAAAAAGCCTACTGTAAAAACTATTAATGGCCGCACGATCAAAACATATGTTAATGCGCCCAAGCCTAATTTAAAAGGAAAATTTAAATTAAAGGGTACAAGCGAAATAACCGCAAACGGCTTAACTGTTGTTAATGATAAAACAAGCTATACAACTTGGTATAAAAGCGACTTTGAAGCAAAAGACATTTTAACAATTAACGGAACTGATTATTTGATAATAGGAACTCCAGAAAATGTAGAAATGCGAGGCCGTTACAGCATACTTAATTTAGAAAAAATAGAGGGTGGCGCTTAATGGCTAAAAACAATGGTTTTAGCCTAAATTTTGACGGCTTTTTAGATCTTGCTAGAGAAATAGACAACTTAGGCGAAGACGCTTTAAAAAAAGCTGTTGATAATGCGTTAACATCTAGCAAAGATTATGTTAATAACGAAGTATCAAAAGCTATGGACGCTAGTAAATATCATTTTAACAAAACAAATTATTCAAAAGGCAAGGCTAAAGCTTCATTAGTTAAAATTAGTAATATGCCCGTTAAATGGACTGGCACAACCGCAAAAGCATATATAGGTGTAGATCTAAACGACGCTTTAGAAGTCGCATTTATCATTTACGGCACGCCACATATGAAAAAAGATACTAAATTATATAATGCTATCAAAGTGAAAGGGAACATAAAAAAAGAAGTTGAAAAAATACAAAAAGAAAAGTTTAACGAGGTAATTGAGGAGGCGCTAAAAAATGGTTAATATATTCAACGATTTAATTATTAAGCATAACGACGTAGAAATACCAGTTTATGCGGATGGCGACGCTCCAGCCGAATTACCTAGCGAATACTTTACAATTAGCGAAGACTACACAAGCGATAATTTAAGCGCAGATAATAAGCCATTGGAGCAACTTTACGAGTTTACCCTAAAATGGTACACAAACGATATTAAAAGGCTTTATACGGGCTTAAATGAGGCTATAACGCTATTAAAAAGCAAAGGCTATATTATTAGCGGTGTAGGCTATCAAAACGAAACGTACAAAAATACGTGGTATTCACGTATGGTAGACGTTAAAAAAATTGATTATTTAAATTAAATATGGAGGAAAAAATAATATGGCAAAACAATATAGAGGCTGCAGCAAACTTTATTACGCTTTAATTACTGAAAATGACGGCGTAGCAACTTACGGCACACCAAAGCATTTAGCGCCCGTTAAATCAGTATCACGTGATATTGACAGCGCAAGCGAGGACGTGTGGGCTGATAACGAGATCCAAGAAACAGCTTTTGCTGGATCAAAAATTACACGCTCATTTGATTGTACTAGAATACCGCCCGAAATTGAGGCTGAATTATTAGGCAATACAGTTGTAGCAATTGGAACTGGGGAAAACGCCCCTAAAGCATTTGGAACAAGTCCTAATGGCTCAAGTCGTCCTTACATAGCTGTTGGCTATGCGTTACACGACGGCGACGCTGACAACCCTTGCGAGTACGTGTGGGCGTTCAAAGGTAAAGTTAATTCTATTACTAAAACTGCTAACACAATCGACGACGGAACTGGAAGCGACGGACAAACTATAGAAATTGCATTTATTGCGCCTAAAGTTGCTTTTACAAAAACTGGCAAGCGTGATCTAGACATTTCAATGGCTCCAGACGACACATTAGACTTTACAAAATGGTTCGATCAAGTTGTTACTTTTGACAACGCAGCAACCGTGTTAAAAAAATCATAATAACATTTTATTAAGAAAAGGAGTTTTAACAAAATGGAAGCAAAATTAAATATTTATGAGAATTGCGAGAGCGAAAGCCCAACAAAAACGTATGTATGCCGCCGTTTACTTTACGGTACTGCTAAAAAACTTGAAGAAATAAGCAATAAAGCAAAAGAGGCAAGCCCCGAAGAGCAAGAGCAAAATACAATCGACTTTTTAAGGACAATATTTAAGGACTTTCAAGATAACGAATTAAATTACATAGATACGACAGAATACTTTGACTTTATGAAAATAATAAGTTTAGAAAGCCAACGTATTTTATCGCAAGCTCAAAAAAACTAATTAAGGGGGGAGTAGTAATTAAAGCTGCTTCCTCCAACAATAATAACAATGTTTTCTTTGAAATAATCGACGTGCTTTGTCAACGATTTATAGGTTTAACACCGTTTGCAATATTAAACACGCCTTTTGACAAAGTTATAGAAATATATGTTGACTGTATTTTAAATGATAGAAAAAACAAAAAGGGTAATAAGCAAAGCGGAGGCATTGAGTGGGTTACTTCAAAGAATGCAACTTGGCACTAAGGAGGTGCTAAATAATGGCTGAAAATGAAAGAACTATAACAACCGTTTTCAAAGCGGACATTTCACAATTTAGCGCCAGTACACAAGATCTAAACCGATACATTTCACAAGTTAATAGCGAATTTAAGAACGCTACAGCTTCAATGGGGCGCTGGAATGATAATGCGGACGGCTTACAAGCAAAATTAAATCAATTAAATGGCGTTTTAGACGCTGAAACAAAGAAATTAGAAGCAATGGAAAGCGCCTATAATGATTTAGTTAAGCAAGGAAAACAAAATACTAAAGAGGCGCAAAATTTAGCTACAGCTATTAATAATCAACAAGCTAAAGTTAAAGAAACTAAGAAGAATATAGATTTTTACAGCGATAGTTTGAAAGAATTAAAAGACGCTGGAGTAGATAGCAAAGACGCTTTAGAAAAGTTAAATAAGCAAAACAAAGAATTAAAAGACAATGCAAAAGAGTTAGGCGGGAACATTTTAAAAGGTGCTGCTGTTGGCGTTGCGGGAATTGCTGCAGCTTGTGTAGGTGCAATTAAAGGCTTGTCGAACTTAGTCGAGGAAACTAAAGAATTAAGAACGCAATTAGGCCAATTAGAAACGGCTTTTGCTGCAAACGATCTAAGCGCAAAGGCAGCAGAAAAAACATACAACGAACTATATAGCGTTTTAGGCGACAGCGGAAAAGCAACCGAAGCTAGTATGCATTTAGCACAAATTGCAAAAGACGAACAAGAGTTAGAAACGTGGACTAATATTTTAACTGGAGCTTATGCACGTTTTGGCGATAGTTTGCCAATTGAAAATATAGCTGAGGGCGCACAAACCACTTTAACTTTAAATCAAGCAAACGCTGGAATGGTTGACGCTTTAGAGTTTGCGGGCTTAAATGTTGACGACTTTAACGCACAACTTCAAGGCTTAAATACCGAAGAAGAAAAAAGCGCATTTATTACTGATACATTAAACGAGATTTACGGAGCAAGCGCTGAAAAATACAAAGAAGTAAATAAAGACGTAATAGCAGCTAACGACGCCCAAAATAAATATAATCAAGCAATGGCCGACATTGCAACAAAAGCACAACCAGCAATTACAACTTTTAAATTGGCAATGGTTGAAGTTTTACAAACAATTTTAGCTAAGTTTGAAGAAGTAGATTTAGAGGGCTTAATTGGCAAAATTTCAAACAATATTACAACAGTTGTTAATGTTGCATTACCTCCATTAATGAGCGCTATTACTTGGATCTTAGACAATTTAAACTGGTTGGCGCCGTTATTAGGTAGTGTTATAGGCTTAGTTGCTGGAATTACTGGAGCAATTAAATTATATAACACTATAGTTACTGTTGCTAAAACGGTGCAATTAGCTTGGAATTTAGCATTAACGGCAAACCCTATAGGAATTGTTATTGTTGCTATTGGCGCTTTAGTTGCAGCGTTTGTACTACTTTGGAATAAATGTGAGGGCTTTAGAAACTTCTTTATTGGAATGTGGGAAGCAATCAAAACTGCTGCAAAAAGTGCTGGCGAATTTATAGGCGGTATTTTTGAAAGCATAATGAATACTGTTAGAGGCGTTATTAATGGAATTATTAAAGGTATTAATGCTGCTATTGGAGCAATTAATAAAATAAGCGTTACTATACCCGACTGGGTACCAGAATTTGGCGGCAAAACAATAGGCTTTAATTTAAAAACTATTCCTTTATTAGCTAAAGGCGCCGTTGTTGATAAGCCAACGCTTGCAATGGTTGGCGAGGCTGGAAAAGAGGCAGTAATACCACTTGAAAATAATACAAGCTGGATCAATGAGCTTGCAAACAAAATAGGTGGAAAGTTACAAAGCCAAAACGTAGTTAATAATTATTCAATTAATAATAAATTTGAAAAAATGGAAACGTCAAGGCTAGCGCTTCATAAATCTAATTTAGAATTAAAGAAATTAATAGGAGGCTAACATATGAAATTATCAATAATTAATAAAAATAATGAAATTTTAGACCTCCTTAATAACACAAATAAATTTATATTATTTAAAGCCGAAGCTTTACACGGCATAGAGACGGACATAAGCGAGAGCGAAAGCCCTTATATGGACGGATCAAACATTGATATTGTTAAGGCGTTACCACGTGGTATTGAATTAACTTTCAAATTAGTTGGCGAAGTAAAAGACAGTATTAACTTTTTTACTAAATACATAAAAAGTAAGCAATTTGTAACTTTACGAGAAATTGAAGACGACAAAGACATAATTATTAAAGGCGTTGCAACAATACCACCATATAGTCGTATGCTTCAAGATTGTGAACTAACATTAACTATTTATTGCGGGCAACCATACTGGGAAGACATTAACTATGTTGTTGAAATTATAAGCGAAAAGATAGATTTATTATTTTTTCCTATAAACGGGCAATATTTTACATCAATTGGCCGGCCTTTTGGAGTAATTGACACAAGTTTAGAAAAAACTTTTATTAATAAAGGCGACGTTAGCGTGGGTATGTTATTAAGTCTAGTTGCATTAGGAATGGTTACAAAACCACGTATTAGCTGCTCCAGCGGCGAACAAAACGGCTGGTATATGCAATTAAATTTAACATTGCAAAGTAATGACGAAGTTAAAATAAATACTGTTAAAGGTAATAAATACATTACTATTAACGGATCAGATAGTTATAACGGAAAGCCTATTTTAAGTTATTTAGAATTTAAAGGCCTTGACTGGCTCCAATTAGAAACTGGCGCTAATACTTTTAATGTATCGACAAGCGGAGGCGCAACGAATAGCAATGTTTATTTTAATATCAATTACAAAGCGAGGTATGAATAATAATGATACCTTATATTGAAATTGTTGATAAATACACATTGAAAAAAGTTGCTTTAATTGAACCTAGCGAGTGCTGGTTTGAACTTTCTTATTATGATGTAGGCGAATTTGAAATTTATTGTAGAGCTTCAAATTATAATATTGAAGCATTGCAAAAGGGCCGTTATGTAACAATTCCTAATAAAAATTATGTGTGGGTTATAACTAAGCTTAAATACACTTTTAATGCTGAGGGAACACGAATGATAAGCGCTAGTGGTAAAGAGGCAAAATGGCTATTAAGCAAGCGTGTTATACACAAGCCGTTAGACTTATCAACTTATACGCTAAGCGCCGCAATTTATAAGCTATTTAATGACAATATAGGCAATAGTGCTGGTGCTGCAAGAAAAATTAATAAATTTGAAACTAGATTAATTAATATTGATACACAATTACAAGATCAAGCGACAAGAAGCAATTTACTAGAGTTTACTAATAATTTGTTAAAAACGTATAGTTGCGGATCAACAGTTACTTTAGAAAACGAAACTTTATACTTTGAAATAATACAAGGTAGAAACTTATCAAATAACGTTAAATTTAGCCAGTCACTAGACAATTTGTTAGCCAGTACTTATGAAACAAGCGACGAAGAAATAGCAACAAATGCTTTAGTAGTTAGTACAATTGAAGATATTGATTATACACAAACGTATGATAAAGGCAGCGTTGGTATTGATCGATCAGAAATATTAGTTAATAGTAATTTATCTACTAAATACGAAGACGCTAGCGGAGTGGAGCAAGAAACAACCCCAACAAGCGAATTATTTAAAGGTTGGCAACGTGAAGAGGGTAAGAACGAATTAACAAAGCATTATGTTATTAATAATGTTGATGGCGAAGTAGATATTTTAAACTCAAATTATATATATAATGTTGATTTTAAAATAGGCGATAAAGTAAGAGTGCAAGACGAATACTTTAACTATTATTTTGATACAAGAATTAAAAAATATACCTTTAAGCAAGACGCTAAAGGTTACGGCGAGGAGGCAGAATATGGAGGCTAAAAATGAACGCTAACGAATTTTTAGGCTTTATGGTAACAACAATAGCTACATTACTTGGAATGGCTAGCATTATTGTTGCAATTATTATTAAACCAATTATTAATTTAAACAAGTCTATTACCAAATTAAATGATAATATTGACACTTTGAATAAAAGTTATGGCACATTAAATGAACGTGTTACAAAGCACGCTATCGAACTGGACGAACACGAAAAAAGAATTTTAAAAATTGAATATAAAGAGGAGGCCAAAAAATGAACGAAATGTTATTAAATATAATTAGCGTTATTGTAACAAGTATTTTAATTCCTTTGATTACTTATCTAGGTTTAAAACTAAATACATATTTACAAACAAAAATTAAAAACAACGAAGTAAGCAAAAGCGTAGATTTAGCAACAAAAGCTGTTACTCTAGCTGTATCAAGCATAATGCAAACTTACGTTGACGATTTAAAGAAAAATAATGAATTCACACCAGAAGCCCAAAAACAAGCATTTTTAGCGGCAAAAGAAAAAGCCTTAAAACTAATTAATGAAGAAACTAAAAACGCAATAGGAGCGGTTTTTGGCGGTTTTAATGAATGGTTAGAAGCAGAAATAGAAAACAAAGTTAAAGAATTAAAAGAGGGAAAATAAAATGGCAGAAAAAAGTTTGTTTTTTAATGCGTTACCCGACGCAACAAGTCAAACGGGGTATGATAGGAATTATAATGCTGACGATATAAGCGACTGGTTAAGCGTTATTTGGGAAACTGGAGTTGTAAAAACAAACACGATCAATGGCGCTCCAACTGGTTTAAAAGTCGTTGCAACAACTGGAATGAATATTAGTGTTAATGCTGGTAAGGCTGCAATTAGAGGTAAAGCATATATTAATAATGCTGCAAAAACTTTTACTATTACTACTGCTCCAACTGGTAGCGCTACAAGATACGATTACATTGTTTTAAAATTAGACAATAATGTAAGCGCAAGATCAATACAATTAGAGTTAAGAACTGGCACAAGTACAATACCAAGTGTTATTAATTTAATACGAAACAACAATGTTTATGAATTAATGCTAGCTTATATTAGTGTAAAACCAAACGCAACAAGCATTACTACAGCTGATATTACTGACAAAAGAGGCGATATTTTTATTTGCCCGTGGTTTACAGCTGTTAAAGGCTACGAAGATTATTACGACGCAATTATGCAAACTTACGAAAGCGTAGTAACAATGGCTAGCGCTGGCACAACCGTAATAACTAATTTAGCAGCTTCTTTATACAATAATAAATATTCAATTATTGAAGTATATACGAACGGAATTAAGGAGCAAAAAAACGCCTATACTGTATCGACAAGCGGGAACTTTATAGTTATTACCTTTACAGCTTCAAAAGCGGCTGGTGCTAAAATAACAGTGTATTTAGAAAACTTTATCGACGGCGAGGGTTTAAGCACTGCAATTGCTGGCTATAACCAATTTACAGCTGACGTAACAGCTTTAAATACTAAAAATCAATATACATATGTTTGTAACGGTATTAACGATAATGTTTTAATTGGTAATATTGTAAGAGAATTCTTACAAGGCGGCACTGATTACGGAACAATGAAGTTAAATGTTATTGGTACGCTTGGAATGACAGTACCAGTGCTTGGAATGGGAACGGTGTCCGATCCTTATTATTGGTTTAATTTTAATACTGGAAGCAATAGAAAAGTTATTATTGATTTTTCTTCTTGCGGGCAAATAGCGCCAACAATAACAAATGGAACTTATAACGTCATTTTTCACTCAAACAACGATATAAATATCATAGGCGCTAATGTAGTCGCAAACAATACAGCAACTGATACTGTTATACGAATAATGAATACATTATACGGCTCAGTTAAATTTGAAAATTGCCGTTTTTGCATAACCGCCTATCAAGATAGTTTAATAGCCTTAAGAGGTACATTTACTAATTGTCGTGGATCCGTAGCAAATACTATTAATAATAGTTATTGTTTCTTGCCAGCTTCAAATAGCGTCGTTAAATTGAATGGCGGCGAGTATTACGCATATACTGGCGATAGCAACAAACAAAGCGCTATTGTAGGGCAAAGCGGAGCAGATGCCGTAAGCATTTTATACGCCGTAAGCGCACCAACGTTAGCACGTAGTGGTTATTATCAAACAAACTCATTAATACAATATGTGGGCGGCGGTATGTTGAATTGTACCGACTTAATAAGCGAGTTACCTTTGAGCGTTACGAGTGGAATTTCTAATATTAGAGGAACAATTGCAAAGAGTAAACAAAACGTGTGGTAGGAAATACACAAGTAATATACAAAACTATAAAAAAAGCCTTTAAAACGGGCTTTGTAATAATCACATTTCAATGATTAATAGAATTAAATATAAGCATAATAAAAGGCTGCAAACGTTGATATAACAACACTTGCAACCTTTTTTAATTTTCTTTAAAATAGTATAGATTAGCGACACATTACCGACACAATATACAAAAAATATACAAGCAATATACTAATATTTAAACTTGTCTATAATTTTAATTAAGTCGTCTATATTTTTATGTGTATAATGTTTTGTAATATTATTATTGCTATGGCCTATAATTCTTGAAACGGCTGTGTCGTTTAATTCGAGCCTATCACATTGACTAATAAATGTGTGTCGTGTTTCGTGCGGCGTATGATCCATTTTTAAAAACTCCATAACGGGCTTAAAAATATGACGTATGTAATAGTTGTAAGAAATAGGCTTTTTATCTTTTTCAAATAAGTATTTTTTATTATTTTCTAAACTAAATTTAACAAAGTCTAAAATATCGTTATGTATTGGAATAAACCTTACACCAGCTGGCGTTTTAGATTTAGCAATATAAATGGATCTATCTTTTAAGTTAATATTTTCTAAAGTTACCTCTAATAATTCAGAAATACGAGCGCCAGTATAAAGCTGAATTAGTATATAATTAATAAATGTTTCGTTTTTATGTTTCCAAAGTGTTTTTATCTCTTTTTGAGTAAATGGCACTTTGGTTTTTTTTATTTCTACTTTTGGCATTTCTATAAAACTTGCGTAATTTTTTTCTACTATTTCATTTTTTAAAGCATAATCATAAAGCATATTTATAAAGCTTTTAAAATGCTTAATTGTTGCGTTGCTTTTATTCTTATCTATTATTTCTTGCAAATGATATGTTTTGATAGACGAAAAAGCCATATTGTGTAATGGCTTAAAATGATTATAAATACTTATATAATTTTTAGCGGTACGAGGAGTTATATTTTCATATTTTCGTTTGCTCCAAGCGTTGTAAACATCATTAAAAGTTAAGTCTTTATTGTCTAATAAATAAGGTTTTTCATTATAAGCTGTTAAGTATTTTAAAGCTTCTTGGCGTTTTTCAAAATAACCAATATATTTATATATTTGGCTTCCATTTTCTTTATAGCCTATCGTTACTCTAGCCGCAAAAGGTTTGCGACGTTTACCGCTTAATTTGATAATCGAGCCGTAACCATTTGGCAACCTCATAAGTCTATATACTCCTTTAATTTTTTTTCATAAATTACATAAGTATATTTACTAGACGTTTTAATTGCTGATCCAAAAGGCAATAAACCACGTTGTAAGCCTATTCTAACGCTTTGAGGACTGCAGCCTAAAGCTTCCGCAACTTCATTAACTGTTATTTTACTCATTTTCTATTACTCCTCAAGTTGTAAATAAAGGCGCATTATTTCTTTGTAAATGTTTGCTTTTTCTGCAGCGCTTATTTCCTCATTTTCAAATAATAATTTAGCACGTGAAATTAAATCGTAGCTGGTGGCGTCGCCAATTGCGAAATAGTCAATATTAACGCCCAAAACACTTGCTATTTTTTCTAATTCTTTTAAATGAGGCGAGCGCCTACCTATTTCATAATTACTTATTGTTGCCCGTTGTATTTCTAATTTATCTGCTAGTTGCTGTTGGGTTAGGCCTCTAGTTTTCCTCAGTATTTTAATTTTATGGCCTACCGAACTAACGTTCGTATTTTCCATTATTTACACTCCTTTAAATGTGATTTATTTGTGTTATTATAAAAAAATGCTACACAACGCAACATTTATTTAAATGATACCATATTAAATTTAGTATATGCAAATGGAGGAGTTTAACAATGAATAACAATTTTTATTTAGAAGAAATTTTCGAAAAATTATCAAAAGAATTAACATATAAAAATGTTGAAAGTAAAAATAAACTTTGTCTATTTTTAGAACAAACTACAATGGCTGTTAAATTAGGACATATTACGCTAGAACAAGCCGACAATTACATAGATAGAGCGTTTACTTTATACGATACTCTACTAACATAGGTTAGTAGTTATTAAATGTGTCGCTATGTTTACAAAAAATAAAAAAAATACAAAAAAAGTAAACAAAAGTATTGACAAAGTAAAAATATTGTGGTATAATGTTAGTGTAAATAAATGGTAAATGTTACCAATTAATTAAGGAGTAAAGAAAATGACTAAAGAACAAAAAGAACAATTTAATAATTTTAGATTTGCTGGACTTGATTACAAAGAAGCCAGTAACAAGTATTTTACAATGAAAAGAGTTAATTCAGATGGAACAAAGATCGTAGTAAAAGTTGCTCCAGATCATTTGGTTAAAACTAAATTTGGCTATGCTTTAATATTAGATAAAACACACGTTGTTTTTATAAAAGACTGGCAAGTTAATAACAACTTTTACGGTACTGAAGTAATTTTAACAAAAGAATATTTTAACGTAAAAGAATGGGGCGATCATAATGAATTTGCTATAAGTGACGAATTTTTAAGTTTTGAAAAATGGGTTGAAGTTGCAAAAGCACAAGATAATTTAAAAAATAGCGAGGGCTATCAAGTTAATCAAGTAAAATGGGAAAAATAAGGAGGTAGTTAAAATGATAGCGTATAGATTAGAAAGCAATAAAGAATTAGAAATAGTTAATAATAGTTGGTTGTATGATGTTGACAAAGATTTTATAAGTAAAAAAGAATACATAGCAGCAGCTAAAAAGTTTACTGAAAAAGCAAACAAAGAATTTAACACAAATTATAGCTGGGTTGAATTGTTTGGCGAACCGTTAAGCTGTGGTTATAGGTATTGTAAAAAATGTGGTACGTTTTATTGGAATAGTGAAGAGTGCGAGTGCTTATAATGCGTCATTATGAAACAAATATAAGGAGGAGTAAACAAAATGGAACAAATTAAAAGATTAGAATTAAAAGTTTTACGTGTTAAAAATGATTTGACGCAAAGACAAGCTGCAAAATTATTAGGTGTAAGCTTAGCGACTTACAATTTAATTGAAAATGGTAACCGTCGTGGATCCGTAGATTTTTGGAATAAAGTACAAAAACAATTTAATTTAACTGGGGAGGAAGTATGGAACTTACAAAAGCACATTTAAGACTATTAACTAACAAACAAAGTAAAGCGTATGCGTTTAATGTGCCATTACGCAACGTTTTAAAGCCTTGTGTAAGCGAACGAAAATAAAAAGGTGGGTAAATATTCAACTCAAACGCTCACAAACGCTATAGCAAAGGAGGAAAGCAAGCAATGGAGCAAACTTTAATAGAAAAAATACAAAAACATTTAATAAGCACTATACCGCACATAACAGATAAGCAATTAAACGAATTAACACAAGTATTTTTATTTTTACATAAAGAAAACGGACGAAATAAGTTAAAAAAGAGCAAAGCGCAATAATTACACAACAAAACAATAAAAACGCAAAAATAGCCCGTTTTTAGGGCTGAAAGGAGGAAATATGAGAAGTTATAAAATAGAGGCTGGGCAAAGTTCAGTAAACCCTATAAGAGATCAAGACGACTTATACAATTGTATTCATTTTTGGGAAAAGAAAAGAGATCAAGCTCCAACCGAAGCAAAAAGAAAAAATTATGATAGAAACTACTTAATGTTTCTTGTTGGTATTAATACAGCGTTACGATTTAGCGATTTAAGACGTTTGACTGTAGAAAAAGTCAAAAACAATTATATTTACCAGCGAGATAAAAAAACTGGTAAAGAAAATAAGATCACTTTAAATAGTGACATTTACAAAGAAGTAATGGCCTATATCAAGCGCAACGCTTTACACGATAGCGATTATTTATTCTGGAGCAGCAAAGGTGTTAATAAGCCTCTTACAAGGGTAATGGGCTACAACATTATGCAGCAAATGAAAGAGGGTTGCAAAATAGCATATAACATTGGCACACATTCGTTAAGAAAAACATACGGCTACTGGTTTTATAAACAAACTGGCGATATAGTGGCCTTGCAAGCAATTTTAAACCATAGCACACCAGCACAAACGTTGATCTATATAGGTATGCAGCAAAAGCAAGTTGACGAAAAGAGAAAAGCATTTGTTTTAAAGTAGGTGGTTATATGGGTTGTATTGCTGGAAGTGGAAAGAAAGGTTATTTAATTAATAAAATAAAGCAATTGACTAATAAATATAAAAATAGCAGATTATACAGCAAAAATATTAGTCAATTAGAAAAAATACTTAACAAATTAGAAAAGGAGGCAAAACAAAATGGAAAAAATCAAGGAAACTATTGATTTGAAAGAGTTAGAAAAATACGGCTATGAAAAAGAAAATGCAATGTATGTTAAATATACAAATGACACATATTATGGTAGCCCAATAGCTATTACTATTAATGCTTATACAAGAATTATAGAAAAACGTTATTGTTGGACTTATATGTTTGGTCCAATACTTCATTCAAGTATTATGAGAAATAACAAGCCAGTTAAGGTTAATAAAAAATATATTCAAGATCTGATACAAGCTGGTTATATCGAGGAGGCAAAATGAAAAGAGAAGAATTAGAAAAATTTTTAGGTGCTAAAGTTACTATTACACTTGATAATGAGTGTGTAACTGGCTTTTTACATAAAACTAGCGAGGCATATTTTAAAAACGATCCTAATATTAATCTTTTGAAAAATCGTTATTTTGTAACAAATGAAACCGCACACTGTATTAGTTGCCTTTTTAGGAGCAGTCACGTTATAAGATGCACTCTATACAATTATGCAGCTGAAGACCCTATGCGTTATAAAACAGTAGCAGAAAATATTAAAAGGCTATTCGAAGGCTTAGACAAAATCTTAGACGAATTGAAAAACAAACCAAAAAATAAATAGGTTAAATAATTAAAAATATGATAGTTAACTATTATTTAGAAAAAAGCAAGGTAAATACTAACTTTTTGAAATATTTTTAAAATAAATAAACCTAAAACAAAAATTTAACAAAATATGTTTTATAGCACATTTTTTAAAGAGTAAAAGGAGGTTTTAAATAATGGAATACAAAGAAATATTTAGGCTTAAAAAGATGTTGGAAGAAGCAAATATACCTTTTAAATTTACTGACGATTTATTTAACACAAAAAGTATACATATAGAGTTACGCCAACAAATACAAGACTCAATTAAAGATCAATACCCAGCGTATTCAATTCAAATTATCAAAAACGGTAAAGTATTATGTGACGCTGTAGAACACACACTCTCTTATGGCAACAAAGAAGATTTGTTAGAAATTATGGGTGGTTTAACGGAAGAAGAACAAGAAAATGATAGCGTGCTTGGGTACTTAACAGCCAAAGAAGTTTTCAAACGTTTTAAATATTGTTACGAACATTCTACAAGTGTTTTATGTTAAAAAGGAGGAATAAAAAATGGAAGAAAAACAACTTAAAGAAATATTAGAAAAGCACCAAAAAATGCTTAATAATGAAGCTGGTGGAAAATTAGCAGATTTAAGCGGTGCAGATTTAAGCGGTGCAAATTTAAGC